TGGTAATTGAGTGAAGATTGTAGAGTTGTTTCCAACTGCTCCAGCTCCGAATCCACAAGCTGCGTCTTTTACGTCTGCAACTGCGTCTAAGATGTTTAAGTTAACTGTTCCTGAAACTAATCCAGCTTTTACAGTCAAGTTGTTTACTGTTTGCGGTTTTAAAAGCGCTTTAGTAATTAAGTCTGTTTGTGAAGTTTGATCTACATAAGTAGTTAAACCTGATAAATTAAATGACATATTATTTAGTGTTTATTTTTGTTAATATTTAATGAATTATTTCATTGCATTTTTTAAGATTGCTACTTTGTTTTCGAATGAATCGAATGCAGTAGTAACGTTAGGCATGTTTACCTTGTTTGGTCCTGCAGTTGCAGGTGCTTTAGCGAACTTTTCAAATTTAGCTTTGAAAGCTCCCATTTCTTCTTTGATTGTAGCAACTTCGCTAGCAACTTCATCAACAACTTCGAAAATCATTTTCATTTTCTCTTCGATTTTGTCTTTAATTAATTCTTCGCATTTAGCTTCGATCATGTCAGCCATAGCTACATCCATTACTGGAGCTTCAATAACTGCATCTTCGAATTTCTTAGAACCAGCTACTTCAACTACTTCTTCTTCAGCGATTTCCTCTTCAGCTTCAGGTTGAGAGATTTCCATGATAATACCATTTTCATCAACTTCGATATAACGTCCATCTTCTAAAGTATGTTCTCCTGCTGGTGCAAGAGTTAATGTACCGTCTTCTGCAACAATGTTTGCTGCAAATCCTGGTTCAAACTTTTCTACTTCAATGATCGTACCATCAGCCAATTTTATAGCTTCAAATGTAATCTCCATACCTAATACTTCTTTCACTTGGTTTAATTTTAAACGGTAAGTCATATTGTTATGTTTATTTTTTTAATTCGTCTAACGTTTAGACGTATACTATTAGATATGATTAAATTCACTAGTGACATATCTCAATAATATTTTTTATTTTTGAAACATTCTGCTATCCTGTTAATATAAGGATTGTCTATCCAAGAGACCGAGTATCTAGGGCGTTTAAGCTCTCAATATATACCTTATGAAACACTTTCTTAAATATACCGTAAGTTGGATTAGTCAAAATCTTGCGACACCATTCTGGATGGTAGGTCATGTACACCTAATGACAACTGTCTATCATGAGATACTAATTTCATTAGGCCTAAATATAATTGTAGCCATGGGTTTCTTTAGTGATTACCTGACTATAAGACAAAAAGAAAGGGACTCTAAATAAATAGAATCCCTTACTAAGAAAATATAATAAAAATGAAAAAGTATAATACAAGTTATATATCTCTTTTCAAAATATCCATTATTTTTTGATAATCTTTCTGTGCTTGAATTTCTTCTAAGTCAGCGAAGGCTCCTTCCACCGAAAATCCGCGAAGTTCTCCAGCTTTTACACGTTTCCATGTTTCTGGATTATCTACCTTCATTGCGATCATCCATGTTCCAATCGGTACATTATAACCATAAAGTGTATTTGCTTTATCTTCAGCGTTTTCAACGATCCATGATTCATATACATAAGCTCCTGCTCTTTCACCAGTTTCATGGTCAGTATTAGTAGCATTAGTTCTAGCCTCCTTCATGTATTTCATAGCAATTTCTCTAATAGTTTCTTCAGAGAATCTTACGTAGTATGGTTTACCATCATCAGTTCTTCTAAGAATCTCCATATCAGGAATCATTGCTGGTCCTATTACAATCTTCTTTTCATCATCAGCAAATTTGAATTCTAATTCTTTTATTTTAGAGAATGCTGAATTTCCAGGTAGTGGTGATAAACTTCTTTGTGGTCTTTTAACATATCCACGACCATTAGTTGCTCTTGGTGCTGTTTCAGCCATTCTTTGAATATTATCAGTTGGTTCTGCAGGATATACTTGCAATCTACCATCTACTCTTTGTGCTTCATACTTTCTCCAGAAATGTTGGCAATTTGCTCCACCTTTATATTTAAAGATACTATATTGTCCACCACCTACACCAGGTCCAAACTCTTCGTTAAAAGTATCTAATGCATCGATTTCTTCTCTTGAATAGAATCTACTTAATCCCATTAATCTTGTACAGAATTCTCTAGAATTACTAGCAGTTCTAGAACTAGAATATTTGTAAAGTACTTCTACACCATCTGCTTTTGTTATTGTTCTTGCAGGAGTATATTGTGCATCTTTAGGATCTATCGCAAACTTTTCTACAAAAGTTACATCATCAGAGTGTACACCTAATTCACTTGCTAATTGGAGTATAGTTTCAATTACATCTTCAGAGTAAATGTCTTGGATACGTTTCGGTTTAATTCCAGGGTCAGCATAAGGCGCTAATCCAGCAGTATCGATATCGAAATCTTCTTTTTTGAAGTATAAGAAGTCTAATTCGATAGCTGGTTCTTCCACAAGCGCGATTTCTGCGACTCCGGAGTCTTTAAGATGGCTTAAGATACCTAGATCTATAACCTTTTTTTCTTTATTTGGTTCCATATTATATGTATTTTATTTTAACGTTCTAAATACGTTTCATTAGCAACTATCCCAGATACTATTCTTAAAGTAGTATTAAACATTCTTGCTAATTTACTTCTTGTTATTTTTTGAGTATTCCATATTAACCTAATTTCAGTTGCTTGTTCAAATGTAAGTTTTCTACAAGATTTACCTAATTTACGAAATACATTAGGACCTGATATTTTACCGCCAACAGATGCATTATTTCTTGATTTTTGTCTGTCTGTTTCTAATCCATGTTGAATTTGAAGTTGTTCTTCTAAATCTCTAGCATCTTTACGATTATTAAATCTAGCAATTTCATAAATTGTTACATCTTCTCTATAATAAAATTTACCTCTTCCAGGACCTGGTTTACATCTAGTATGTCTAGCAAATCTATTTTCTAAAGATACACTAGTTTCTCCAACATGTTCTACAACTCCTAATGAGTTTCTAATCTCGTATACTTTCCAAATTTTCATATCTTTTATTTATAATTATTTATAATTATATGATAATTTTTACTTAAGTTTATCTATTTCGTCCTTAATATCACCGGCACGGGTTGTTAATCTTTTGAAATAAAACCATAATCCATCACCTTTTACTGCTCTCCAATTCTCATCAATTGAATAGATCTCAATTGATACCAATGTTAATGCAACTATTTTAGTTAACATTAATGGTACTGAGAAAAATGCTAAGATGATTCCATTTAAAATGAACCAATCTATTAAAAAGAATAAGATTACTGTTGCGTTATACAAGAACATTTTAGAAATGATTTGACTCAGTTTTCTAGATGTTACTTTTTCTTTAAGTTTTTTGGCTTTCCATATTCCTATTGCAGTGTCTGCTAAAATTGCAAGACCAACTGTTATCAATATGCCAAATATTGGTGCCAAGAATGCGAATATTATCATTAATATTTTAGTGGTGCTATTTTGTAGGGCTAGGACCATTAGCCCTAGCTGTTCTTTAATTGTTGCGAGTGTAAGTTCTACCATTAGATTCTAGCAATATCATTTAATCTCTTGTCTGCTTCTTGCTGAGAACTCATATCAGATGCAACAACATAGGTTTTTATAATTTGTGGGGCCATTCCTCTATCTCCAGGTTGAGAAGGTATTGGAGCACCACCACCAGCTTGATTTATTTGACTCAGCATTGAACCAAATTGTGCAGCTGAATTTGCATTAATCACGGCTTCACCATTACTTAGAAGTGTTGGTATTGAATCAGAAGTACCAGTCCCTGGACCAGTAACTAATCCACCACTTGCAAATTTACTTGGTTGAGGAGCAGATGGTGCTGAACTTCCTCCACCTCCACCGCCTTCTGATCCAGCGTTTTTAATTGCAGCAATTGATTTAGCAGCTCCAGCAATTGTAGATGCAATAGATAAACCAGCAGATACTGTATTGATAGCAACCCATGGCATACCTCCAGTAATTGGGAATGCAGCAACAGATTTTGCATTTGCTACAGCAGTATTTGCAACAATCTTACCAATTGCAGCAGCCTGTTCGATGACGATACCTGCAATTGCAACTGCTTTATTCTTTCCGGCAATTTGTTGCAAGAATTGACCAGCTTGAGCAGCCAAATCCATACCTGCAGTTGCAATACTTGCTTTATATTCGTACTCTGCCATTTCAATGGCTTTACGTGCATCAGCATTCTTTTGTAAGGCATCTGTCTTTTCTTTTTCAGTAGTGAATACCTTTTCTTTAATAAGAGCATCATTTTCGTCTAATATAGCAAGTTTTTGTTCGAAAGAAGTTGTATTTTTTGTAAGATCCTCTTCGTTATAGGCTATTTCCCTATCAATATCTTCTTGTCTATTAGCAGCAACTCTTTCTTTATCTTTAATTCTGAAACCTTCTTTAATAGCATCTATTAATTGTTGTTTCTCACTTTCAGTTCTTGTAGATTGTTCAATATCTAAAATTGAAGTTTCTAATTGTAATTGAAGTTCTTCAGCGGCACGTTGTCTCGCATCTTCTAAACCAGCTAAATGATTCTGATCTTTAATTGCTTTAAGTTCTTTATCGAATTGTGCTTGTTTTTCAGCTTTCTTTTTAGCTTGATCCTCTTCTAATTTCTCAGTCTCAAGATTCTGTACCTTTTGAAGTGTAGATAACTGTTTGTTAAGAGCATCACGATATGTAAGTTCTTGTTGCGATAGATTCTTCTTTTTATTGATAGTATCTATAGCGAGTTGTAATTCTGCAGTTTGTGCTTTTTGCTGAATCTCTAGGGTCTTTCTAGCTTTTTCATCTTCATCATCAATTGCAGCTAGAGTAGCTTGATTCTCAAGTTCTTTAGTTTTCTTATTTGCTTCAGCAATTTTACCTTGATACTCTTTAACAAATTCAGAATAGGCTTTAGAGCGTTCTTCTTGTTTTCTTTTAGCATCTTCGTTTGCTTTCTTACGATCTTCAGATTGTTTCTTATTAAATTCTACTTGATCGATTTGAGCTTGATTATTTAAGTCCTTAACAGCTTCTTGTAATTCTGCAAGTTTTTTCTTTTTATCATCATCAAGTTCGCCATCGATTTGTTGTAGTTTCAATAGGGCATTAATAGCCGCTTGTCTACTTGCAACCTCTTCTTGGTTAATCTTCTTTTTCTGTGCTAATAACTGGGCTTCAGTAGCACCAGCAGCTTGCATGTAAGCCAACTTTCTTTTATC